CTAGGTGTGACACAAGGTGAATCGCCTGCTATGCGTCGATTGTTTCGTGCTATACAGCCAAAGTCACGCAGTGATTGCGTGTTTGCGACGGCGCTGATTCGTCCTGTTGCTACCACAGGTCGTCAAAAAGCCAGTTTCTTTCATGATTGGACAGAAAAACAACTAGAAGACAGTATTGTTTATGAGGATGATGCTATCAAGAAGATAACCAAATTAATTGGCTGCGATATCTATGAAGCAGATATGTATCGTCGTGCATTTGCTAAAAAGAATGAAGAAAAAGTATATGAGTTTATGCATCGTATGGGAACACATCCTAACAAAACATCAATCATAGATGAACTATACCAGTTGGGTAATTTTGGATTATGTCGTGCGCATGCGGTAAACTTAGGACGATTGATCTGGGCACTGGCATATCAGAAAGCACATAATCCCAAAGCATTTTGGGCAGCGTGTCTCAAGCATTGTGAGGGAAGTTATCGTCGTTGGGTATACAAGAATGAAGCAAAACGTGCTGGTTGGGATTTGCGTGAACTAGGATATAACTATAGTCTATTAAATGATTCTGTGTATGAATATAGAAAGTATGGTTGGTGGGGCGATCCAGATTTTTTACCTGGTTTTTACTGTTCAAATCAGTATCTAGATCGTTTTGAGTTTGCTGGTCTTATAGCCAATGGTCGTGTATTCAAGGGCGAAGGCGGAAAATACATTACCTTTCTTACTCTTGGAGTTGGCAATGGCAAATATATTGACTTGCTTGTTAAAGGTCCAGTAGCATATCATGACTATGATGTGGTATGCGGTGTAGGCAAAGTCAAAACCAGCAATGGCAGTCAATATATTGAATGCCAAAGTGTGAGAACATCACGGTTAGAGAAGTTTAATTCTTCTGTTTTAGGTTAGATAACATTTGGCGTAGCGCAGTGCTATCTACATCAGCAACAATCTTGCCTGGTTGATCTTCTACAACAGCGTCAGTAACAGGTTTTACATTACTGCCACCTTTAATACTAGCAAAGATACTGCTGCTTTGTTTCTTAAACTGCTGATAATCTGGGTCTTCTGCCAGATCACGAATACGCAAACTATCAACATCAAATTCTAATTCAACTTTTTGTCCAACACCACTAGATGAACGTGTCTTCATAATTTGAATTTGATACTTACCATGTTCACGCATACTGCGAGAAGTGAAGATACCGAACAGATTATCTGCTGTATTAATCTTAGAAATACCACCTGAAATATGAGAGTGATCAAACTCAACTTCTTCAACGCTAGCACGGTTTAACTGCGATGCTGTAACAAGCAATATCTGCATTTCTTTGGCAAAGTTACGGATTTCTTCCGATACATACTTGTCTTTGATGAACAGATCACTGGGACTAACTTTAGCACTAATAGGCATGAGAAGATCAAGGTAATCAATCATAATAAAATCAACTTTACGACCACTACGAACTTGAAGTTCTTTGACATAAGCACGAACATCATTAATATTGCTTTGTGCGGGTAGATACTTGATCTGTAATCTACCGCTTTTCTTGCCCATCATTACTACCTTCATATCCACCGTATCAATATCTTTGAAGATATCTTTTGTGGCAATGTTGGTAATCATGCTGTCAATACGCATGGATGTAAGTTCTTCACTGAGTTCTAGTGTAATATACACGCCATTCAATCCCAACTGCATCCAGTTGACCGCAATATTCTGCATGAACAGCGACTTACCGCTACCTGAACCACCAGCAAAGATATTCAACTCACCACGATTGAAACCACCAAATAGTTTCTGATCTAGCGCATTCCATCCTGTTGAAATCTGACCATTGTTGTTCTTGATCTTCATCAAACGAGCACGTGGATCAGCAAAGTAATCGGTGCCTAAGTCTTTGGTTAAAGATATCTGAACTGCATCTTTGATTAGTTTTTCAACTGGACCAAAATCACCTTTCTCAAGCAAGTCTGCAGCAGCAAGAATAGCACGTTCAAGTTCTTTTTGTTTGGTAAAATCCTCAAACTCTTCCAAGAACCAACTAGTATGATCATCGGTCATGCCAGGTATTAGGCTAAAACTGTTGCTAGTAGCGGCATTAATTTGCTCAACCACAGGCATAACAGTATGCTGCTCACAATGTTCCTTAATGAACTCTGCTGCACTTTTCAAACTACGATCAAAGTTATTTGGATTAAATATGTTTTGGACACGCACATAACTTTGCGGATCACTTAACATCATTTCAACAAATAGTTTTTGTATTGCGCCGTCGTATGTTTTTGCCATTTACTAATTATACCCTATTGACATATCAATGTCAAAACCATTTTTTACTATGAAGTTGAATTTTAAGTTTATTAGTTTGAACACTATCTAGAATACTGCGCATTGTAAACAATGTTCCATACTTGGCAACAGCATCAGCCACATCTTTGATGCCACTTTCCCAATCAGGAAATGCTACACCCCATCCATACTTTAGCGCAGCATCTACCATTGCCCCACCAGCTTTATCACGATCAGGAACAACGATGATATCACGATCAAGTGTCTCAATAACTTGAGCCTGACTATCATTGATTTCATTTGAACAAATCGCAAGTGCACCAACAGCAACTGCATCAAGCAATCCTTCAACTACAATACAAAATTGTGCTTCTTTATGTTGCCGATCATATCCCCATATCAGATTGCTTGGATAGTTAGAGAAGTATTTTATCTTCTTCTTGCCGTCTTCAAATAGTCGCCCACTAAAACCCATAGGTTTGCTATTCCAAGTAAATGGAACCAGCACACGGTTTCTCAATGATGCGTCATCAGTCCAATAAAACTCAGACAACTTATCACCAAACCCTCTAGCATCAAGATAATGAATAGCAGCTTCAAGAGAATTATAATCGTTTTCATTAATATATCCATCATTAAGCCAACTTGTTATAGGACGACCAGGACAAGGCTCACGTGGTTCATAGGTAGGCAACTGACGTGCTTCTACCTTTGGAGCATCAGGCGTAGATTGTGCTAACGCAAATAAACTTAAACGACTAATTTGGTCTTCAGCGATACCAAGCCAAGACATCCAACGACGCATCTTGTAAGATAGTCGAGCACCAGGTTGCCAAGCGGCAGTATAATGGCAGTTGAAACAGTGAGCAGTGATACCGCCTTCTGGCGTAGGCATAACGCCGCCACGACCACGAGTATCTACACTGTGACCATTATGATGACAGCAAACAGCATTGAAACTTATCCAACCGCTAGGTGTGGATTTGCGTTTCCATGGCAGATGCTGCATGATTTGGTCAGTGATTTCCATAACACTATTATAACAGATTTATAACAAATGTCAAGGTCGAAATAGAATATAGTTTACATTGCCATAGCTTTGTGTAACTTTAAATCGAACAGCAGTAAACTTACCTTGAAAATTTAAATATTGATTTCCTGTAGCGTTATTGAACACATAGCTATTGACAGTAACAAAATTATTAGCATTGCTTACACTTAATACATCTTGACTAGCTTGTATGTCAATATTACCTGTAAACCCGTTAAGATTATATTGAACTGTTTGATACACTGCACGTGCTTTTACACGATCAGCACTAATAGTAGTACTAGTATACGCTACATTACGATAATTTGTACTAGCATCACTGGTATATACTGGTACTGTAAGGTTGGCACTAGGCACAAATTCTGGATAAACGCTATCTAACAATCTAGCTTGGCCTTGTGCATTGTAATTATCGTCACTAAACACAATCTGCTGCTCACCTTCAGCATTAGTTACTACCATGCTATAGTTGTATAAGCCAGCACTAACATCATTGAGAAGATTGCCTTCAATCAATGTAGTTGCGGTGCCTTGCGCAGTATAAACTAGTTGTAATACACGACTAAACACTAATTCGTTACTGGTAGGCGAGATCAAGTTAAATAGAACGGAACTATCAAGTAAACTAACTGGTTTTTGATCATTATTTTTGATAAGGAAAGAAAACCTGTTGTCTACACCTTTGTAGATTTGTAATGGCTTCGCATACACTAACTGATTCTCCGTTTGAGGTGTGTAGTCACTATTCTTCACAACTGTAATATTTTGTTTATATAAATAACCTGAAATTAGCTGCACAGAATGGGACTCCGTTTATATTTATTATGATTTCAATCAACCAAATGCTAGAGCAATATCCTTTTTTAAGTTATATAAAGTATACC